TTAATTCATTTTCAAAATTAAATTTCATAACAGCAATAGGAAATATATCAATTATTTTATAATCCATAATTAGTTACTTAAAGGTGCTTTAATTGCCGGATGTGATTGATATCCTTCTAATGTAAAATCATCAGGTTCGTTACAACATATACCATCCATCTTTGCATTTGTTTTTAATGTTGGTAAATCAAATGAATCTCTACTGATTTGTTCTTTAGCTTGCTCAATATGATTTAAATACAAATGAGTATCACCTAAATTACCAATCAATTCGTCAGGTACCATATTCACTTCGTTTGCTATAATATGAAGTAGTAATCCGTAAGAAGCAATATTAAATGGTAATCCTAAAAATGTATCTACACTTCGTTGATTCCACATTAAAGAGATTGTTCTTTTTGGGATGTTATATTTATTAAGCCAATAAGTTATAATTGGTGTTGTAAATGGACTAAGATTACCATATTCACTAAATATCTCTTTATCTAATATATTTCTAGCAATTTCTACTCTTTCTTTCCAATCCAACTCTCTAGTATAAACTTGAAATCCATAATGGCAGGGTGGTAAAACCATTTGGTCTAATTCACCTACGTTCCAAGCAGATACCATCAATCTTCTACTATCGGGATTTGTTTTAAGTTCTCGTACTAAATCATCTATTTGGTCAATCCTTCCATTCTTACCATCCCACTTTCTCCATTGCTTACCATAAATAGGTCCTAAATCACCATCGGTTCTTCCACTCTTTTCATAATCACCATCCCAAATATGATTGTTATGTTTATGTAAAAAAGCAATATTAGTTTGGCCTGTTAGAAACCAAAGTAGTTCTGATACAACTTGCTTCCATGCCATTTTCTTTGTAGTGAGTAATGGAAACCCTTCACTCATTTTGTGGCGGATTTGATGTCCGAATTCAGATATAGTACCAGTTCCGGTTCTATCTTTTTTTTCTACACCAAATGTAATAATGTCACTTAGTAGTTGTTGATATTTTTTATCTAATTGATTTGCCATTTCGTTTTGGTTTTTCGGTTTTACTTTTAAAGAATGAAAATAATTTAGATTCTGTATTATCCATTTGTGTCATTGCTACCCACTTACCTAATACACTACCTCCAATATAAAATGGTAGTACTAAATAATCTCTTTCAAATAATAATGGTTGTAATGAAAAATACATTCCAGCTAATGATACTAAATTAATCCATACTGAATTTATTAGTAAATCGTTAAGTCGGTTTTCGTATGTATATTTAATTTCCATTGTTTTAAACACATTGAAAAGTATTTGAAATATTAATATTGCTATGTAGTTCATCATTTAATAAAAGGTAAAATTGCTAATTCTTTAGCTTTTGCTTCAACCATTATATCAACATTAATTCCATATGTGTTAGGTAATTGTTTAATATAATCTGAATGAGCTTGTGGTTTACTTCCTTCTTTACTTTCTGAATAATGGACAACGGGAGTTATGCCACGTGGCCAAGTTGATGCTGCTACTTCCAATGCCTCATCTTCACTTAATACGCCGGGACAAAATTTGTAGTGGTGATAATCAAATACAATAGGAATACCAATTCTTTCGTGAATATACATCAAATCACATACTGAATACATTGATGCTTTATCATCGTTCTCTACTGTCAAACGGCTTTGTACTGATTTGGATAATCTTTTGAAATTTTTACAAAATCTATCCATAGCAGATATCTTATCACCATATACTCCGTTACAATGTATATTAATTTTATTATAAGGAGTTTTAGATAACCCCATCATATCAAATACTTTACCATGTAACTCTAAATCAGCTATTGCAGCTGCTACCACATTTTCTTTTGGTGAAACTAATACAACAAATGGACCGGGATGTGATGTAATACGAATACCCCAATACTTTGCGAAATCACCTGCTTTCTTCAACTCACTTTTAATTTCTTTATAGTCTTTTAATTGAGTTAAATCAATATTATCACCCCAAGGTATAAGTGCAGATGATAAACGAAAGAATTTAATTCCATTCATTCTATTCCACTCTAAAATCTTAATAATATCTTTTGCATTGAGTAATGCAAGTTCTGAAACGTAATCTAAACCTTTTGCTTGGAAAGTTCTTTTAACCATAGTTCGGTTAGTACCTACTTTCTTACCCATACTCATATTAATACATGCGTATCCTAAATTCATCATTTTCTACAATTTGTTGTTATACAAATATACGAAAATTATTTCACTTTACCAAATATTAATATGATTTTCCTGAAAAGTCCGTTGGGTATTGAGAAGGCTTTATGTTTTTAATCCAATAATTAACCGCATTTTGGTCATTTATCCAATTCTTACGGTCATCCCAATTAAAATTATTCTTAGCGTAGTAAGGTAACATATTCTTTATTGCAGCTGCTCTATTTGGATGCTCTGCTCTTACTATATCTATTATGCCATCACCATTTGTATCGTATCCATCAATAGTACCATCATTATCATAATCAATTGCTCTCTTTGAATAATCAGTTTGAAGGTTCATTAATATCTCATCGGTGATTTCAGGCTCCAATGCTTTCTTATCTTCATCAGTTAATGTTACTTCAGATTCTTCCACATTTGTTGTAGCGGAATCAATTTCTTTTTTTTTTATGTCCTCCGTTTGAAGTAATTGCTCTTTATATTTTTCAGCTGCCTTTACAAGCTCCTCGCTTGGGGCTGGTGGGTTATTTATTGTGTCAAAGAACACTTCTGCATCGGTTTCGGATGCTAATATAGGATTTTTTTCCACTATATCACCAAAAATACTCTCTTTTGTAGAATTTTTTCCATTATCTCCGTAAATTTGGTAATTTTTGTAGTTTTCTTCCATTAAATCATCCAAATCATATGTTTTTTCCTTTTTTTTACCAATCAATCCGTTAAATGCGATAATTAGAGCGATTGCAAGCGGGTCAAATACTATTACAATCAAAAATATAAAGAATTTTACAACATTTTTCAATTCTATACCAAATGCTTCAGCAATAAAACGAAATCCACCTACTTCTTTCTCTAAATCTAAGTTTTTTATCTTAATTTCGTTGATTTTTTCGTTATTTTTAGAGTTTTCATCCTGCAAAGCACTTATTTTCTTATTAACTGTTGCAACTTGCCTATCTTTATTATCAATTGAGCGAAGTAAACGTGAATTTACCGTACCTTTATCTAATATTGTGTTTTGTGTTGAGGATAATTGTCCTAATTGAGTGTTAAGTTGAGTAATTTGTGAATTATTTTGCTCAATTTTAGTTGAAAATACCAATACTTCTCTATCTACTTGCTGTAATTGTAAAGATTGTGCTTGGAAAGCGTTAGAAAGATATCCAAATATACCTGCAGAGGTAATCATCATAAGAATTCCTACTGCTATTGTTAAATACCACTTATTAAATCCCTTAATTTCATCCCACATTTGCTTTAGGTATGTTGCAGCAACTAATTTAGCAAACTCTAATGAGCCTGCCATCACCATTACTGCCGTTGATGCTCCACTAAAAAGTACACCCAATCCAGTTACTGAAAAGAATGCTGCACATCCGGCAATAATTAGGGCTGAAAATCCAACTAAGAACTTTAACCAATTCATTACGATAAATCTACGATGTTTGTTGTTAATTCTACCAATCTTTCTATCTCATTTGATAACTTAATTGCTTGTGCTTGGTCTGCAGGTCTTTCACCTTTTAACATTTCAGCAATAACTTTAGCTCTTTTAGTAATAGCTTCTAAATGCTCTTGAGCTCTCATTTTGTATTCCGGCTTCATAATTTGTTTTTTAAATTGTATATATAAATATACTCAAAATAAAAATGAGGGTGATTTTACTCACCCCCACTTATTGTTAGTTTGTTTGTTTAGTTAAATTAGCCAATTGAAATTGTTCGTTTCTTTGGTTTTTCAGGTTCTCTCTTTGGTATTTGTAGTTCCAATACACCATCTTCAAATGATGCTTTTACACTATCTAAATCAAAGATTTTAGAATCAGCTGTAAAACTTCTTAAGAATGATGAACGTTTAACTTCTCTACGAAGATATACTCCACCTTCTTTCTCTGTTGCTTTACTTGATTTTTCTCCTTTTAATGTAATCACATCACCATCTACATCAATGGTAATTTGTTCTTTGGTTAAACCCGGAACTTCTGCTACAATCTCAATACGGTCATCAAAATTAATGATGTCACATTTTGGATAAGCTGCTTGTTGGAATGCGTTGATACCAATTTCCTTTGATAATTCAGGAAATGATTCTGAAAATACTTTATCAAATAAAGTATCTAATGGTGAGAAGAACTCGTCCCTAAATTGGGGAATAGGGAATCCCTTTTGAATGTGTGCTTTCATTTTTACTTTTTTAAGCGTTAATTTGTATCTCCGTTTGGATGATACGCCGATATGCTGGCCAGCTCTATCGGTTTATAAATATAATGAAATTAAAAATTAATTCCATTTTTATATTCACTATTTTCAATTCGGCAACTCATATGGTCTGCCCAATGTAATAAGTAAGGTAATTCAGTCTTTAACTGAAAGTTCTCATCGTATGAAATAAAGTATTTTTCATTTCCTTTATTATACAAGCCATCTGCTAACATAATACCCAACATTTCTTTTTGAGTAAACTTAATTCCATATTCTTGCAATAACCATAGTGCTCTATGTGTTACATCAAAATAATGAATAGCTGGATTTTGTTTAAATAAAGAACCTTGATTCTTACGATGCCAATCTGATTCTTGCTCTACATAATATGGTTTTCCTAAATCACCTAACTTACCTAAGTCATGATGTAATGCTGCAAATAATAATTCTTCAACTTCAAAATCAATAGTACCACCATTCTCTTTGAATTGTTTCATTTGCCCAATTGCGTTTTTACATACATTCATAACGTGGTCAATATAACCACCAGCATATGCTGAATGAAAATGTGCTTTACCACTTGCCGGCGCCATTACTAATTCCATTCCTAATTGTTCTTCGGAATACATATGTAATAATTTTTCCAACCGCTCCGGTTGATTAGCAAATGCTTTTTTTACAAAGGCTATAAACCTATCATAGTTAGCCTTTAATTGTTGTTCTGTGTAATTTCTCATAATACAAATATACGATTTATTTTTTAATTCTCCAAATTTTTTCCAGTTAGTGCCTTATAGAGTATCTCAATTTCTTCTTCCGATTGACAATATCCCAATCCATCCCAATCCATTAATTCTACAAAAAAAGTTCCTTCAGGCAATTCCATCTCTTTTAATAATCCACTTTCATCAGTAGCGTTTGAAACTAATCTTGGGCAGTATGGGTCAGTTCTATCTTTGGGAATTGCTAAAGTATAATACCATGCAATTGCTTCAGGCTTTTCCATTGGTTCTTCCATTTCATCATCTCCCATCCCATCCTCATCTTCTCCAAATTCTTCAAATAGAGGTTCGTTTACATCACACTTACGCCAACCCTGTCTTATAAAAGTTTCTTCGGTTATTGGAGTTAGTGGAAATTTTACTTCTTTAGTTCTCATTAATCTAAAATTATTTTTGTGTAAATTGTTTTTTTAGCATTATAGTTAAATGCCTTTATAATCATAGTATCACCTTTCATAGTTCCAATAGGAGCTATTATTGTATTCAATTCACCTTTAGTACCACTATAAGATGCTGTATTAACAGTACCAACCATTTCATCTTTTGATGTAATTAATGGTGGTAATTTTATAATAGTGTATTGGCCTGTGAAATAATTAATGTAAGCTTTCGTAATATATGCAACTGTATCTCCTTCTTTTAACCACCAAGATAAATTACTTTCAAATTCAATTTTTTCAGCTGGGATTGGTTCTTTACCATTTATTAAAATGCGGCCGGTGATTCTATGAGGTTGCTGATTTAATCCAGTAACCAATTTCAAATGATATATTCCATTAGCATCTTTTGGTAATGAACTTTTTCCTGTTTGAGTAAGTACCGAATCAATACTGAATGTATAATCTTTAGTAGGTACAACTATATCTGTTTTAGAACAAGCTGTAAGAAAAAATAATAGGGGTATTAATCTTTTCATTATAATAATTTTTTAAGTATTGATTCCCAATTGGGGTATTCGTTCCAAGTTTCAATTTCGTATGCCCAACCGAATCGTAATAACTCACCTTTGAATTCTCCGGCTCCGTTAGCAGTTCTATCATCAATTAGATAATCACCAATTAATAATCCTTTCAAATGTGTAATAGCCATTTTCTTATGAAAGATTCTACCAAAGTGTTCTTCAATCCAAAATCTTTTATCCATAGCTGCCATCGGATTTCCCCAAGGTGCAGCAGTTGCTATATATAATTCATACTTACCACTTTCTACTAATTTATGGATAGCTTCAATAGCTCCTTCAATTGGTGGTGGGTTTCTAAATATACCCGGTATGTGGTCATATCTACCTTTGTAACTTTCTCTTAAAAATGTATTGTTAGAAATAGTGTTTTCAACGTGTAAACCAAAGTCTACCAAAACACCATCCATATCAATCCATACTATTTTTCTGTCTACCATATATTGTATTAATTATTTACTATGTAAAGATACGAAAAATACCTCAATTTGCCAAATAAAAGACAAAAAATAACCCGTTGAAAATCAACGAGTTATAATTTATTTTTGGTTATATATTAATTTTCTATAATATGTACCCCTTCTATAAACTCCCCTTCCGATGGAGCCTCTAAATTAAGTTCAAATGGATTACTTTCACCTAATATAATTTCTTCCTCTAATTCGTATCTCTCAAGCACCCTTCTAACAATGCCTGAACGAATACAATCCGATGAAGCAAATTCTATTTGATAAGCTCCCTTCATTCCTGCCAATCGTTTCCATATATCATAGAATCCACTCTTTTGATAAGCAGGTACTCCATTAGCACGATACTTATCACATTGAGAAAGGTCACCCTCTATAATTAATTTTGAATCATCTGAAATTCTAGTGATTAAAGTTTTTAATTGTAGTGGTGATGCGTTCTGCGCTTCATCTAAAATAATATAACTTTTTTCAAAGTTGATACCTCTTAAGAAGTTCATTACTCTAAACTCAAGCTTTTTGTTTTCAATTAATTTTTTAACTTCAACAGGTCCGATAATTTTGTTTAATATAAATAAAGATGATTCATTGTGTACTTCTATCTTCTCCATCAAATCGCCAGGCAGATGACCTAACTTATCTTCATTACCAACATCAACGGTTGGGTTAATTATAATAAGTTTTTCAATTGGTGATGATTTATGTAATAATAGTTCTAATCCTTTTTGTATTGATATGTAAGTTTTTCCAGCTCCGGCCAAAGCATGCGCCATTATAATATTATTGCTTTCGTTTTCTATTGCTTTGTAAAATCTCTTTTGGTTTTTGGTTTTAAATTTAATTCGCTTTATAACTTTTGGTAATGAATGTGTAACTTCTTTTGGTTCTTCTATAACCAATGCCTTTTCTTTTCTTGCCATGTTCTAATTTTTTGTTATTAGGAACTTATAACCTTTGGTGAGGATTTTACCCTTGCCCTTCTTTTGTTTTTTATTAAATTAATTGTAGTATGGATTTCTCTACACAATTCATATTTTTCCAAATTAATACATAATTGAAGAAGATTTTCTAAGGCAAGTACATAATCTTTACTTTCAATTGTAGCAACAATATCTGATTGTTTGAAACGGATAAGAATGATTTGTGATTTTCTCTTTTGGTGAGCTAGCGTAATTCGCTGTAATGTTTGTTTAATAAATAAATCTCCAAAAGCGCTAAGATAGTTGTTAATAGTTGCGTTGGAACTATTTAAGTATTTTTTCCAATTAACTTTTAACATACCCATATGAAACATTTAATTACATATAAATATAAGTTAATTATTTAAATCAGTTATAGTTTTGGAATATTATTTTTTATATTATCAGCTGCAGCTTTTGCTTTGTCAGCGGCTGCTTTTGCTTTGTCAGCTACTGCTTTAGCAGCGGCCGCTGCTGCCGTTGCAGCTGCAACTGCCGCTGCTGCTGTTGCAGCTGCAGCTTGTGCAGCAGCTAATGCTGCTTTTGCTTTATTTTTAAATTTCTTAGGTTGCTTTGGTTCTTTCTTTTTTAATTTAGGTAATTTAGGAAATTTAAAACTAGGTAATTTTATTTTAGGTAATTTAGGTAATGCAGGTAACACAGGTAAAGCTGCTAGTAATCCTGCACCAATTGCAGCTAGAGTTGGTAATTGTGGAATTTGTGGAATAGCAGGTAGTTTTGGAATTTTTGGAATTTTAGCCATTAAATTAGTTGCCTGTCCTAATAAATCTTTTGCTTTATCGGCCGCAGCTTTTGCAGAATCACTTAATGATTTATTTATAGTTGCAATAGTAGATTCTGTATCAGAAAATTGCCTTTGTAAACTATTCAAATCTTTTGTTAATTGTTGTACTAATTGATTTGTTTTATCAGATTTGTTTAGGTAAGCAATTGTTCCTGTTTCATATCGTTTTTCATTTACAATTACATATGCTCGTGTCCATAGGCCTAAGAACCTAGCATATATAAATCCATTTTTTGAGGATATTGCCTTTTGTAAGTTTATAATTTCTTTTTCTAATTTAGCTAATTTTTCTTGCTGAAATTTTAATTCAGCGTTAGTACCAGTTTGGTCATCTGTAGTGATAAATACCGTTGAAGCCCCAATTCCATAAGATGCGGATACTCCCATTGATATTTCTCCAGTTGCATAGTTACCATTTAACACATCCCATCCAGCTATTGTTTCTGCTTTTAATACACCAAAATTATCATCATCCAAAGGACTTACCGGACTTACCATCCAATCAATATAAGTTACCAAGTTATCATAATCAACAAAACTTCCAGTATTAATGAATATGTTTTGACGAACATTTACACGTGGTTTTATTTCTTCTTTATGTAATGGTGCATACACTTTTAATGGTGATTCAATTACATAACTTACAATATTTTGAGGAGAAAAGCTAGCTTGGGAAAAATATGGGTTACCTTCTAATATAGAATTTTGAAGTGTATAATAGTATTGTTCAGATGTATAATATACTGGGTTAGTATCTTTATAGTCTTTGAATATTGCTAAAACAAAATTAAATTCAGTTCCTTCTACATATTTTAATTCAGTAATAGACGGTAAGTTAAAATCTATTTTATTTTTTTCTGGATATATTCCGTTTAATGTTGTTTTTTCAACACCAGTTGACACATAATTATTAGGATTAGGATATGTGTTTTCTAAAAATTGTAAGGGTTTATACTCCATATAGATAAATATACCTATACTAAATTATCTAAATTGCAGATTTTTCTATTAAGGTAAAATGCGGCTTTCTTTAAATCTTCTAATTCCGTTTGAGGGTCTTTTTTACCGGCTCTTGCTATGTATTTAGCAACATTGAATAGGTATGCATCTTTATCTAAACCCCAAGCTTCACATACTTTAATTACTTCGTATGGATTATCAACGCCACCATAATAGGTTGGATTTTTAACTGCTTCTTTGATGTTTGGTTTAGATGCCATATATGTAGATATTTTTATTCGTTTTACAAATATACGAAAAATATTTGAAACTACCAAGCAAATCCATGTTTATTATTTTTTTTAATAAATTTATCCACATTTGTTGTTGTTTGGATTTTTTCGCAATAGTTATTCTGTGACTACTGTTTAACTGGGACTAAGTAAAAATAAACTGTAGCAATTAACTGGGAGATAATAATACCAGGGAAATATTAGGAAATATCTGAGAACGTTCCATCTTCATTTTTGAAAACTACTTTATAAATTCTAGCCGTTGGGTCTGAATTGAATAACTCCTCCACTTTTCTTTGGCCTTCCTCTATTGTTTCAAATTCATCAATAGTATCATTTTGATTTAATCTTAATACCCATATTTGTCTTTTAGACCAATTAGGGTCACCTGCATTTACATCCGTAGGTATTAATTGTTTATGTATGAAATAAGCCATTATAATAATTTTTTAAATAATTTCTTTTTAATCCAAGAGCTTTTTAAACCCACCCATTGATAATATACATATCTCCATTTTTGAGATAACATATAAAAACCAATCAAACCAATTACTAACAACAAAAGATTAAACCCCTTTGATATAGTATTTGGTCTAATCATTATCTTTTCTTTAATAATGATTTAATATCACAATAACAGGTATTAGCACTATGTGCAATAGCCATTAGTATCCACATCCAACTCATTTCACCCAAACCTAAAATGGTCTTTGGTTCTACATCCGTAATTAAACTATTTGGAGAACAATGTGTTATTGATTGCGATGGTTCGTAAAAATAAAATGCTAAACCTAAAAAGATTATAGCAACCCAATATCTTAGTATGTAATATTTTACCTTATTCATACCAATAAATATATAATAGGTTAGATTCCGATATCTTTAAGACGTAGTATCTCCTTTTCAATATGCCGATTGTATCCGTTCCATTTAATATTTTCCAACATCCATTTACGATACCATACAGGAATTGATTTAATATCTCTACCTTTATATTTTCCAAATGTCATTAGGATAGGACCTACCACATTAGCCATATCTTGTGGTGATGGCTTACCTTCTATGTGTAATCCAATTTCATCTAAAGGAATGCCTGTTAATTGTTTCTTACCTTCTCCATATAGTTTCCAATCAAATGGAAAATGGTCTTCATCTTTTTTGAAATACAACTCCTCTACCTTACCAAAACGAGGAACACTACCCACAAAATCAATAACCAATCCATCTTTCTTATTGGGATGAATACGAGTAACCCTTCCTACGAACTGATACCACCAACTTAATGATGCGGTTGGTCTGCCTGTTATTATGCAATCTAATTCTGGATGGTCAAACCCTACTGATAGAATAGTAACTTGAACAACTATCCTCAAACGTAGGTTCTTAAAATCATCAATAATACGCTCTCTATCACTATCAGCCATACCACTATATACAGCTTCACAACTTGGTAACTTTGTGGACAATTCAATTGCAGCATCAACGGATGGTACTGCTACTAATATTGATTTTCTATTAGGCATATCCGATATTTTCTTCATTATCTTACCACCAATATCTTGCTGCTTATAAGCCCTTTGTATTGAATCATCCGTATAATCAGCATAAGATGAATTGTAAACCAACCCACCTGTTTCAAAATCATAAGCCTCATATACTAAAGGTGACCAATAGTTATTTTGTACCATATCTTCAATTTGAGCCACATGTATTACCTCTTTGAAGTAATTCCCCTTTTTAGATTTTGAAGTCAGCATGACCAGCTTAGAATAAGACCTACCCACATCGTTAAGGTTTGTTTGTAATTTCAACGGAGTTGCGGTTAATCCTAATACGTGAGTGATTTTAGCTGCAGTTAAGAACCTTCGCATCATTCCACCCGGCTCTCTTGGGAATCTATCACACTCATCTATAATAACCTTACGGATACCTAATGTATGGAATTTATGTGCTATATTAACAATAGAACCAATCGTAGCGTATGTAACCTCACCTATCTCCTTCTCACCCATTGCCGCACTATATATTGATGCTTTACCACCTAAATTGATAAATTTGTTATAGTTTTGCTCTAATAACTCTTTTGATGGCTGAATCACCAATAGCTTCTCACCCAACTGATGCGCAATATCAGCTATCACAATTGATTTACCAAATGCGGTAGGAGCTACTATAATAGATGGAACTGCTTTCTTTTGTTGAAAGAATTCTACACCTTTTTTAACAGGTTCTACCTGATTTTCTCTTAGTTTCAAATTTTTACAATTTATAATTGTAAAGATACGAAAAATAATCCATATATCCAAATATTTTTATTTTAGCATATATAAATTAATTTGGTAATGTGGAAAAAATTTCGTATATTTGTGAAACATTTGTTAATAACCATTATAGTTATTATGGTAATGCCTATGAACATAAACAAAAACATTATATTTTTATATACAACGAATTCAGCCCGATTTGTAAGGGAAACGGCTGGACAGACTAAGGATATGGGAGAGTAATCTTCGTATCCTTTTTTATTTTAACAGGTTACAATTAAACAAAAACAAACAAACATGAAAAAAATCGGAAAATTTCTCCTTTTGACAATGATTACATTATTATCATTTGGAGCAAGTGCACAAGAGACAACTTCTGAAATTCAGGGATTGGTTTCTGATGGTAAAGCCGGATTAGCAGGTGTTACGGTTGTTGCAACACATCAACCTACGGGTACGAAGTATAGTACTTCAACTCGTAACGATGGTAGATACAACTTACCTAACCTTAAAATCGGTGGACCTTATTCAATTCACGTAACATCAATTGGTTTCAAATCAGAACACCAAGACGATATTACATTATTGTTAGGTCAGTCACACAAATCAAACTTTGCTTTGAAAGAAGCTTCTACAACTTTGAAAGAAGTAGTTGTTACATCAGGACAAAACAAAGTATTCAACTCAAGCCGTAATGGTTCTCAGGAGATTATCAATCGTAGATTAATTGAATCAGTACCTAACGTAAATCGTAGTTGGAAAGACTTAGTAAAATTAGTTCCTTCTCAGAACAATCTATCATTTGGTGGTATGAGTTCTCAATTGAATAACGTTACCTTAGATGGTGCGAACTTCAATAACTCATTCGGTTTAGGTGATGGTACATTAGGTGGACAAACTGGAGCACAACCAATTTCCTTAGATGCGGTTGAACAAATCCAAGTTAACGTTTCACCTTTTGATGTTAAGTATGGCGGATTCGCTGGTGGTTCAGTAAACACAGTTACTCGTAGTGGTAAGAATCAAGCATTTGGTTCGGTTTACCAATACTTTAAAAACAAAGATTTACAGGGTTACAAAGTAGGTGATATTACATTACCGGAACAACCATTCACTTATGATTTAAAAGGATTTACA